TATTAGTCTACCCACTCCTGTTATGGCCGGCGTCAGAACTCCGCAGAGACAGTTCAGCAGTTGCGTTCTTATTGAAACTGACGATAGTCTTGATAGTATCAATGCTACTAGCGCAAGTGTTGTTAAATACGTAAGTCAAAAAGCAGGCATTGGTATTGGTGGCGGAAGCATCCGTGCTATTGGATCACCAATCCGCAAAGGCGATGCTTATCACACAGGCATTATTCCTTTTTATAAGATGTTCCAAGCAGCAACAAAGAGTTGCTCACAAGGTGGTGTGCGTGGCGGCGCAGCTACAATCTACTATCCAATTTGGCATCTCGAAGCAGAAGAAATGCTAGTGCTAAAGAACAACAAAGGTACAGAAGAAAACCGTGTGCGTCATATGGACTATGGTGTACAGTTCAACAAGCTAATGTATGAGCGTCTTATCACAGGTGGAGACATTACACTGTTCTCGCCAAGCGATGTACCCGGACTGTATGAAGCATTCTTTGCAGACCAGGACCGTTTCCGTGAGCTATATGAAACAGCAGAACGCAATACAAAATTACGTAAAAAAACTATTCCGGCAGCACAGTTGTTTGGTGCGTTTATGGAAGAACGCAAAAACACAGGTCGTATCTATCTACAAAACGTTGATAACGCTAATGATCACGGTGCTTTCCTTCCAGAGGTTGCGCCTATCCGTCAAAGTAACCTGTGTGCAGAAATTGACTTGCCAACAAAGCCACTGAATGATCTAAATGACCCTGATGGTGAAATTAGCCTATGCACACTAAGTGCAATCAACTGGGGCAATGTTAGGTCACCAGAGGACTTTGAAAAGGCTTGTACCTTAGCAGTGCGTGGACTTGATGCATTATTATCATATCAAAATTATCCAATCCTTGCTGCGAGATTATCAACAGAAAAACGCCGTCCTATCGGTGTTGGTATTATAAACTTTGCTTACTGGATGGCAAAACATGACCTAACCTATCAAGGTATTGATGCAGATGGACTAGCTCTTGTGGATGAATATGCAGAAGCATGGAGTTACTATCTAATCAAAGCAAGTGCAGACCTAGCAGCAGAGCAAGGCGCTATTCCAGGTGTTATGGAAACAAAATACGGACACGGCATTACACCTAACCAGACATACAAAAAAGATTTGGACGAACTGGTTCCGCACCAAGAACGTATGGACTGGGCAGGATTACGTGAGCAATTAAAAGACACAGGTATCCGCAACAGCACATTGATGGCTCTTATGCCAGCAGAAACAAGTGCGCAAATTGCAAACGCTACAAACGGTATCGAACCACCACGTAGCCTTATAAGTGTAAAGCAATCAAAGCACGGTGTACTAAAACAAGTTGTACCAGAGTACAAGCGACTAAAGAACAAATATGATTTGCTTTGGGATCAGCGTAGTCCAGAAGGCTATATTAAAATTATGGCAGTGCTACAAAAGTATATTGATCAAGGTATCAGTGTCAACACAAGTTATAATCCTGTGTTTTATGAGGACGAAAAGATTCCAATGAGTTTAATGTTGCAGCATATGCTTATGTTCTATAAATACGGTGGTAAGCAATTGTATTATTTTAACACACATGACGGCCAAGGTGAAATAGATGTGAGCAAACTTGTTGGTGAAGCAGAAGAGCCACAAACAAATGGCTATCACATTGAAGATGATGAAGCGTGTGAAAGTTGTGTAATATGAGCTTGACAAAAGGCCCAGATCCTATTATTATATAGACAGACAGAGAAAGAGGTTACTTATGAGCGTTTTTGACGTAGAAAATCGTGCCAACCACACAGAGGTATTGGCATTTTTGGACCCTACAGGCGGTCCCACAATCCAGCGTTATGATACGCTAAAGTATAAAAGTTTTGATAGTTTGACAGACAAACAACTAGGATTCTTTTGGCGTCCTGAAGAAGTAGACATCTATAAAGATGCCAAAGACTTCAAAGGGCTAACTGAGCATGAGCAGCATATTTTTACAAGTAATCTCAAGCGTCAAATTCTATTAGATAGTGTACAAGGTCGTGCACCAGTAGAAGCATTTGGTCCTGTAGTATCATTGCCAGAGCTAGAGAACTGGATTCAAACTTGGACATTTAGTGAAACTATTCACAGTCGTAGTTACACACATATTATTCGTAACGTGTACAGTAACCCAAGTAAAATCTTTGATGAAATGTTAGACATTGAAGAAATTGTAGATTGCGCAGGCGACATCTCAAAGTATTACGATGACTTGATTGAGCAAGCAGGCTATTACAATTTGCTTGGCGAAGGTACACACACTGTAAACGGGAAGAAAGTCAAAGTAGATTTATACGAACTAAAGAAAAATATTTGGCTTACTCTGATGAGTGTAAACATCTTAGAAGGTGTTCGCTTCTATGTTTCATTTGCTTGCTCTTGGGCATTTGCAGAACTGAAAAAAATGGAAGGCAATGCTAAAATTATCAAACTAATTGCACGTGATGAAAACTTGCACCTAGCAAGCACACAGATGCTACTAAAGTTGTTGAAGAAAGATGATCCAGACTACACCAAGATTGCAGAAGAAACACAAGAAGCCTGTGTTCAAATGTTTGTAGATGCTGTTGAACAAGAAAAGGCTTGGGCAGACTATTTGTTCAAAGACGGTTCAATGATTGGATTGAATTCGCAGTTGCTTGGAGAATATGTAGAATACATTGCAGCCAAGCGTATGCAGAACGTGGATCTAAAAGGTCCATACACAAACACACGCAACAATCCGTTGCCGTGGACACAGAAGTGGATCTCAGGTGCTGATGTGCAAGTGGCTCCACAAGAAACAGAAATCACATCATACGTATCAGGTGGTACAAAACAGGATGTGAGCACAGACACATTTAAAGGATTCTCGCTATGATACACATTTGGGGTAAACCAGCATGTCCATCATGCACAAAAGCCAAAGCATTATGCGAACAGCGTGGCTATCAATATGAATATTTAGAAATGGGCAAAGACTTTGATAGAGAAGCAGTTCTTACAGAGTTTCCAGAAGCACGTACATTTCCACAGATTGTAGTTGGCGGACAAAAAGTTGGCGGCTACGAACAATTTATAAAATATATCGAAGACACAAACTATACAGGAACAGGACACTCATTATAATGTTGATTGAAGCACCTTATAAAAAGAACGATACAATCACTTTCCGTACAAGTGCAGGAGAAGAAGTTGTTGCACGTTTTGTAGAAGAAAATGACAAAAGCCTTACAGTTACAAAGCCAATGGCATTGATGCAGAATGGCGGAGGATTTGGTTTAGGTCCTTGGTTACTTACAGCAGATCCTGCACAGAATATTACGGTAAATAAAAGTGTAGTCCAGTTTGTTGTAAAGACACAAAGCGATATGGCTAGTCAATATATCCAAGCAACTACAGGATTGGCAGTTTAAGGAGTGTAAATGACAGTAGCAACGGATACCACCACCTTACCAGGTGAAACAATTGTATACGAAAATGCCGTAGGCGGCTTGGCAATCGACTATACTGGTTATTATGACCGAATAGCGACAGCAATGGAAACAGTAGCAACAAACAGTACAACTATTGCAAATAATACAACCGCCATAACAACACAACTTACAGCAATAGCTAATGATATTGATAGACTAAGAGAACTTGGAGACCATCCAAGTGGTCCAGGTATTAGAACTATACAACCATATGGTTATTTAGGTAATGCTATACTTTACCTGCTTTACATCAAACAAGCTCAGATACTAGAAGATGGCGAAGCTAATAATAAATCGCAGTCTCTATCTTTAAAAAAATTCAATGAGTTGTTAGATGAAATGTTTGCCAACTTTGATGCAACAAGAGGTGGGTTCTAATGCCGCTTGTGGCAGTAAAAAATGATCCTAATACACATGGCGGGGGCGGCTTGATCCCCGCAAACCCTAGAACTGTTTTTGCTGAAGGTATAAATGTAATAGAAGACAGAGATCCAGCAAATCCAGATTCTTTGTGTCCTCCGGTAGGCGGCCCTCATTGTGCTCCAAGTACTGCTGATGGCTCTAGTACTGTTTTTGTTTATGGAAATCCTATCCACAGAGATAAAGACAATAGAGTATGTGGAGCAAAAACGATTGTCACTGGGCAATCT